AAGGTTTGGGTTATCGAGGATGCAAAGGGAAAAGAAACCGATGTCTTCAGGCTCAAGTGGGCGATCGCGCAGCTTTTATATCGGTTCCACGAGGGAGATCGCATAGTCTTTAAAATCACCAAAAAATACAAACGAATCCCCGGCTACAAAGGAAGATTCGAAACAGGATGGAGGGATAGATGATTACCGTGGACGAGTATATCGGCAAGAAATTCGGACAACTTACGGTCCTCGGGTTTTCACATCTCAGGAGGCGAATACCGTATTGGCTTGTTGAATGCTCATGCGGGAAGAAAAAAGCAACCGGCGCTTATTCCATACTAGCAGGTAGGAGTCGTTCGTGCGGATGTGGAATCGGGTTCAAAACGCATGGAATGTCCCAAGGCAATCGCACCTACATTTCATGGCAGTCAATGCTCCAGCGGTCCCACTATGGGAGCGTTAAGCATGCGACTAGATATAGAGGTCGAGGTATAAGCGTTTGCGAGCGGTGGTTGAAATTCGAGAATTTCCTCGAGGACATGGGTCATCGACCCGCGAGGACCTCGCTGGATCGAATAGATGGTCATAAGGGTTATTTTAAAGAGAATTGCCGTTGGGCAACTTATCGACAACAAGCGCTGAATAAAGACTACACCCGCTGGATAGAAATCGGTGGCGTGAAAAAATGTCTAATCGACTGGTGTCGCCATTATGGACAGCCCCAATCTCGCGTCTGGATGAGGCTGAAAGCCGGATGGCCCACCGAACTCGCTTTTACAGAGCCATCCAACAAGCAGCGCAGAATTAAAGACCTAAGAAAATTAGTTGAGGGGTGAGGTATGGATGAGAGACCACTACTAGATCAGATTTTCGAGGAGAAGCATATCTGTGCCGAGGAACCTATTACGGCATTCCCTTACCTAGACCAGAATGGGCGAATATGGTGGCAAGTGAAGGCTTTCGACATACGAGTTGAAAGAGAAAACCTAGAGGATGCTTTGACCGTGCTTGCTGTAGCTTTATGCAAATAAAAACCCCCGGTATGCGAGGCCGGGGGCGAAAGTTCGTTCTGTAAGTCTAGAGAAGAACCGGGTCTGAAGAATGAATTCTACTCCATCCAATTCCGGGTTGAATAGGGCAGTCTAGTCATTTTTCACCCATAGGTTCTATGAATGCGAATCTAAAGCCTTCCACCCTAATCGATGAAAGAGAATATGAAGATCCAATCGATCTAAGCCAACCCGAGAAGAGACTACTCCGGGGGATTCTAATACGAGCAATTCAAGACGCTACCGGCAACATCGCCATAGCCGGCGAGCGCGCCGCTGATGTCGAACAAGAAGCCTATGCATGGATTCTCTCAAATGAGCGCCAAGAAGATACTCACTTCTCTTTCCTCTGGCTCTGTGAGTGGCTAGACCTAAGCCCAAAATTAATCCGCAAATTCGTAGAGAACGCTCGATCTAAGCGATTGAAGGTCAGCATCTACGATAACGTCGTCCTTCACGTTCCATACGACCAACAATTTCATTATCGGCAGAGTGCCCTACTCTAAAATCTACGTGGTCAGCTAAAATTCTTCGGTGGAGGAATCGAAGACCGGAAGACCCACAAAGTTTAAGCCGGAATATTGCAAAATTGCTGAAGTTTTGTGCCGTTTAGGGGCGATAGACAACGATCTCGCTGAAGCCTTCGACGTTAATCAGGACACGATTAACGAATGGAAAAAGGTACATACAAACTTTTCCGAGTCCCTAAAGGTCGGAAAGGCCACTCCAGACAGCGAAATAGAGGCCGCCCTATTTAAACGAGCAAAAGGCTACACGCGGAAGATAGAGCGCGCCACAAAAGACGGCACCGTAATGTGTGACGAGGAGTTACCCCCGGATCCAACGAGCATGATTTTCTACCTGAAAAATAGGCGTCCTGACAGGTGGCGTGACAAGCAGGAAGTCGAACACAAGGGCGACCTCATAGTGAATATCAATCGGAAACCCAAGGCAGATGCAGACGGAGATTAATTGCGATTGGCCTCTTTGGCCACGTCAAGAAGAAGCCTTCGAATCCGAGGCTAACGATCAGTTTTTTGGGGGGGCCTCTGAAGGAGGCAAGAGCTACTTTGCTCGAGTCGCCATATCTAGTGCGGGGATGGAATGTGAGGGGCTTCAAATGACCCTCATACGAAAGAAGTTCTCAGACATCGCCACAAACCATCTCGAGGGCGACAGGGGGTTTAGGCGCCTACTCTATCCTCTTACGAGTAAGGGTGTAGTCGAGCTCACAGAGAAAAGAATTAGGTTTCCCAAGGAAAACGTTTGCAACTTCAAGCACTGCCAAGACGAGCGGCAGTTCGACTCAGCGCAGGGGAACGAAAACCAAATAGTCGTGATTGATGAGTCTCCTCAGATTAAAGAGCGCCTAATACGAGCATTTCGGGGATGGTGCCGTATGACCCCAGAACACCTAAAGAGACAGCCTCCATTTTGGCAGAAAAAGCTTCCCTGGTTCCTACAGACTGGAAACCCAACCGGCGCATCTGTTGGCTACTATAGAAAGCATTATGTCAAAGCACGAGCTCCATTCGCCATCGAAGAGGTCGGGGGATTCAGACGCCAATATGTACCCAGCAAAGCACAGGACAATAAGAGCGTTGACCTAAAGAAGCACGCGGAGCGCCTATCGGAAATCGGCGATCCGGAGCTCGCTCGAGCGCTCGATACCGGAGATTGGGATGCAATAACAGGGAACTACTTCTCTACCTGGGACGAGGATCGTCATGTCATCCAAGACTTCGTTATTCCTGACTTCTGGCTACGATTCCGCACATTCGACTATGGTTCGTATGAGCCCTGGGCGTGTATCTGGTGGGCCGTATCACCTGGGGTCACGATTCATAAGGGGACAATTCACGAACGATATCTCCCTCGAGGATGCTTAGTCGGATATCGAGAGTGGTATGGGTGCAAGGCAGAGCATCCAATTGATGACCTGGACAAGCAGATCACAAACCTTGCCCCGAAGGGTTGGTCAAATAAGGATATGGCTAATGGGATTATCGAGCGCACGGAGGAGCGCTTCGACGATCAGCCAACCTTTACTGACAAATTCCCATTCATAAAGCTCGGCGGCCGCTCAATCTCTCACGACTTTAGAGACGCCGGCCTAGTCCTTAAGGAAGGCGAGCTCGACCGAAAGAATCGCGGCGCACAGACAACCTCTAGGCTAAATGGCATCCAGTTAATCGCAGGCTCGGATGAGCACTGGCCTATGATGGTATTCTTCCAGTCCTGCAAATACTGCCGTGATTACATCCCAATGGTAGAGCGCCACGAGTCTGAAGGACGCCAGTGGGACTACCAAGAGCACGGCGAAGCTACACACATCGTTGACTGCGTAACCCTAGCATCCGTGGTCCACGACAAGGTTAATGACGCCCCAACAGATTCAGAAGCCTACATCCAACAAACACTCCGCGATCCACGGAATACCCGAAAGACGGTCAAGGATTTAGCCCCGGAGATTCGCATTGGCTAAGAAGAAAAAAGAGAAAAAACCTGATGAATTAAAGCCTGTCGATAAGCAGGTGATGGACGGGGATAGTCTCACTGTCGAGGATGTTCGTAAGTTCATTCAAGACTCAAAGAAGAAGCGCCAAGACTTTATATCAGTTGCTGATCGCTCCTGGCAGGAGATTGAAAAGCGAGGGAATAAGGGGCGCCTCTATTCTGGTAATGACCTTGAGAGAATTAGGAAATGGACTAAGTTCCCCCTCTGGTGGTCATGCTGGAAGATTCGCCAGCCCATAGTATTTGCTCGCCTACCAGTTCCAGTCTTGAAGGATACTCAAGGCGACGATCCGTTCGGTCGTACAGCCTGTGTCATCGGTGAAAGATTCACGCGAAGCATACTAAAGACATTCGACGCATTCCCGGAATTTGCCTCCTCAGTTGATGATTTCCTCGTAACAAACTTCGCATGGGGTCGCGTTTGTTATCGTAATAGCGAATCACTCGAGGATGAGAAGATAAGACTTCAGATGATTCAGCCCGAACCTCCAGCATTCGAGGCTTCAGACGCAGATCCAAACATGGAGCCGCCGGAAGAGTATAATATTCCCCAGCCCCCCATGTTCCTCGACCCGGCAGGCAACGAAGTAGATTCATCTCTTGTTCAAGAAGATGACCTCGGCCCGTTCTTACTCTCAGGGAAGAAGGTCTATATCGACAACGAAGAGGTTTATTTCGAATCCCAGCTCTACAGCAATTACTACGCCGATCCCGATGCTAGACGCGCCTCAAAGAGAACAAGAGAGGCATACGAGTACCAATACTCCTATCGTGAATTCAAAGAAAAATTCGGTGATGCTGGCCTATCGAAACTTGCCTCCGGTGATATCGAAGACCATAAAACGACCGGAAAGCCCATTATCGTGTTTGAGTACCACGATGGCCTTCTTCGTGAAGTGAGATGGCTTGCTGAAAACTCCGAGGATTTCTTCCAGCCCAAAGAGATAGCCGATATACCGGCGCTAAAAGAGGTCGATGGGAAAGAAGAGAAAGTCCCGGATAACTCAGACCTCTATGGACTATCCGGATTCTTTCCTTGCACAGAACCCCTCGTCATTAACCAAGGCACACGTGAATTCTGGCCGGTTCCTGAATACTTCCAAGTCTGTGACATCCTAGACGACATTCACTCGATCGTAGGGAGAATGATTCTCCTCACTCGAGCTATCAGGGTCAGGTTCTTCTATGACGCTTCAGTAAGAGAGCTCGCACAATTAATCGGCGAAGCAGGCGAGAGCACAGCCATCGGCATTCCAAACCTAGCTGAAACCTTAATGAAGGATGACGCGGATCTTTCGAAGCTAGTCGCATTCTTCCCGACAGAAGAGCTTATCAACGGACTAAAGAACATCTACGAAGCCTTCGCCCAGCGCCTCGATATGTTCTATCAGGTTACAGGACTCTCCGACCTAATCAGAGGGCAGACTAACCCAGACTCCGATAAGACCTTCGGCGAGAGACAGATGGAGGGCAAATTCGCCCTTAATCGCATCGAGCCCTTCCAGAGAAAGGTCCAAGATTGGGTGAAGGATAACTACCAGCTCCTCATGGAGATGGGCTTAAAGATGTTCAGCGATGAGACCATCGATGATTACATCACGCCTCAAACTTTAGACCAAGAGGATAAGGATCGATATGTCGTAGCCCTCGACCTTCTCCGCAACAACAAGCGCCGCCGTTTCAGGGTGGACTTCGAAACAGACTCAACTATTTCCGTCAATGAGCAATGGAAGCGAGCCCAAGCAATCGAGATGGCAAACGTCATCACAAAAATGCAAGAGAGCGTTGCAAAGACCGCACAAGAGATGCCTGAACTTGTTCAGTCACAACTCAAGATAATGAGCCATGTCATAGGCGAGCTGACCGACGGCAAACTCTTCATTGATGAGATTCAAGATTCAATAGAAGACATCATCGAGAAGGTATCTCAACCTAAGACGCCAGAATTCAATAAAGACCAGGCACAAATTGAACTTGATAAGGCCCGGTTGCTATTCGACCAACAGAAACAATCCGTCGAAGACCGCTTCAGAGAGCTCGAGATAAACGCAAAACAGGCAATCGAGATAGAGAAGATAAAGCAAGATGATCGCATTACTAGCCTTCAGGCTCAAATAGACCAATATAAGATCGCGACCGACAACCAAACAAAACAAATGCAAATTGCCGCAGAGGGTCAACAGGCACGTGAAAAACTAGAAAAGGAATATCAAGCTATCGGAGCCGAGATCATAAAAATGCGAGAGGAGCTTCAGGTCAAGAGAGAGGAGCTTTTAGTAGAAATTCGCAAAGTAGCAGATAAAAAAGAAATTGACCAAGTAACACTCATGATTGATGCTCGCATTGCTGAATCCGAAAAAGTCCTGGATGCGGCCAGGCTCCAACTCGAACAAGCTACATCAAAGCTCGACCTAGAAGAACGCTGGGCTACAGAATTCAGATTACAGAAAGAAGAGGCCGATAAGACCGTCCACTCAAAGCTTGATGGCTTAACCAAAGTCATGGAAATGGCCTTGATGAAGAAAGAGCTTGAGGCGCCGTCTGGGCAGCCGAAAGAACCAACGGAAGAGAAGCCTTCAAAACCGAAGAAACGCCGAAGCAAGGTAAAGCGCGACAAAAACGACAACATCGTTGAAATCGTTCACGAGGATGTAGACGACTAATGGCAATAGTTCCCCAGAACGTCGCCAATAATCCGATTGGAAGCTATCCGGTAGGCGTATTTCGTGCCACCATCGGCGGTAAATTAGTAGAGCTTCAGGGCGTAGTTCCAGTCGATTCTAATGGCACCGAAATCACTAGCGGCCTCATTCTTCCAAACTACGATTACATCTCCGTCTCGTACCCGCTTGTGACACAAGAGGTATACACATTTAAAACTGGCGGGTCAGGAGGAACAACGGTCGCAACGGTAACCGTGAATTACACGGATGCCACAAAGAACAATATTTCAACGGTGGCTAAAACATAATGCCCTTCAAGTTCAATCCAATTTCAGGACAATTCGACCTAGTTAATCCGGCCTCATCACCCGGTGGGTCTGATGGTCAAATCCAATACAATAACAGCGGTGCCTTCGGAGGAGCTTCAGCCGCTGGCTATGATGACACTGCAAACCGAGTAAACATCGGAGACCAAACAGGGTCCTACTCATTCTTCCCAACTAACGATACAAAGCTACAAGTAACAAATCTCGTAACCTCAATCGGAACGAGCTTCTCCCCGCTTGATATAATCAAACTTCTCGATTCAACCTCTGTAACCGTAAATCCATCAGCAGACACTAATTCAGGTTTGGGCATAACCATCTATGCAGCAAAAGGTTACAACCTTAGAACTGATGGGAACAAGAAATTCAATGGCGGTCTCCCCATAGGGATTACCCAGCTAAGTACATCTCTCATTGGTTCCTTTGGGCAAACGAATTATTACTCAACCGCGGGAAGTACCCTTGATACCGCAATGGGTATTTTGTGTAATTCTACACACGGCGGATATGGGGGAGCTGCTGACACACTAGTAGGCGGTACATTTACTGCGACGACAACCGACGATGCCGGAGGAGGAACAGCGACGGGGAGCCTAGCCCTTGCGATCGGTGGAATCTTCACCGCTGGTATTGAGGATAACGGCGTCAGCATAACGTCAGCAATCGCTGGAAAATTCATTGAACCCCTGGTTTTAGGAGGCAGCGGAACGATTACGAATAAAACCGCCGCATGGATCGATGGAACTTACTCAATTACACGCTCAACCGTAGCTTCTGCCGCTTCAATTACCAACATGGCCGCCGCAACCTCATTTATTGAGATAACGGGATCAACAACTACAAGTCTTCATGGAATATTAAGCGATACATTCGCTAAAGAGATCATAGTTTATAACGCCACCAATACGACGGTTACCCTAAAGAACCAATCAGGTAGCGCATCGGCCGCTAATCGCATCATCACTACCACCGGAGGAGATCTAATAATTCCATCCGGTAAAACTGTCAGACTCTACTATAACCTAAGCGTTTCCCGGTGGCTTGTGGACGGTGCCCTTAGTTTTGTAGTTGGAAGCGATAAACAAATCATCTGGAATAACGCGGGTATCCTGACGGGCACCGCAGGGCTTGAGTATGATTCCACGCTGCTTCGTACGAGCCTTGGAGAAAAAGCACTACTCTCTAAATCAACTGCCGCTGATCCTGGGTACTATATTCAACTACCAGCAGCAGGCGGTGAAAAGAAAAATTGGAGCATGAGGGCATCGCCCGAGCCAAGTAGTAACAGCTCTTTCCACTTCTCGGCAGACTTCGACAACTTCAACAATGGTGTATCTGCCATTTCTCTCTACCGAGATATTGTAAATATTTTCGGGACTGACTTCCCGATTATCACTGAAATTGATTTTGCTACTACCGATCCTACAGATTCGGCAGGTATGGGTAGAATAGAGCTAAATGGAAAAGTTTATCCTTCGATGCTGGCAGATTCGTCTGGCACAGGCG